ATGACGACTACGGGGCTTTCCTATACTGATCTGATGCAGATGCGTGTGGATGCGTACAATGCACAGTCCGGCACGCTGACCGGCTACGACTGCAAAACGTGCCGCAACAAGGGCATGACCGCAGAGATCCGGGACGGCTATGAGGTCATGTGCTTGTGCAGCTGTATGAAAACCAGAGACACCCTGCGGCGGATCCATGAATCCGGTCTGGAATCCCTGCTCCGCATCTGTACCTTTCAGAACTACACCGCAGAACAGCCGTTTCAGCAGCATATTCTCCAGTGTGCCAAGGCATACTTGCAGGAACGGCACAAGTGGTTCTATATCGGCGGTCAGACCGGATGCGGCAAGACACACATCTGCACCGCCATTGTGGGCGGTATGATCCGGAATGGGTTTTCGGTACGGTACATGGTGTGGCGTGAAGCGTCCAATCAGTTGAAAGCTGCTCTGACGGACGGCAGCTATGCCGCACAGATCGCAGCGTACAAGGAAGCCGATGTGCTGTACATAGATGATCTGTTCAAGACCAGCAGCACCGCAGAGGTATCCGGTGCAGATGTCCGTCTGGCATTTGAGATACTGGACTATCGTGCCAGAAACCAGATGCCGACCATTCTCTCTACAGAATGGCTTTTGCCCCAGCTGCGGCAAATTGACGGAGCAATCGGCGGCAGGATCATACAGATGTCCAGAGGATATGCGTTTGAGATCCGACCGGACAACCAGAAAGATTATCGGCTGAGGAAGTGAAGCATATGGCGAAAGGACAAACCCAGACACTGTACAGCCTTGCTGCTGTGCTGGGGCTGGTAGAATCAGGAAACAAGGAAGACCCGTTTCACATGATCGTCTACCGTATCAGCGGAAAGACCTCTGTCCGGGAACTCACCGCACCGGAGGCGGCAGCGGTAGAGGCAGAACTGCGGCGGCAGCTCCGGGAGCAGCGTCCCAAAAAGAAAGCGGCATCACCGGAGTATCCGGGAAAAATGACAGCCGGACAAAAGGCATATGCCTGGCGGCTGCTGTATGATCTGGCAAAGCTCTCGCCCTCTGCGGTGCCAGTGGGCGAACGCATGGCAGGCATCGTCCGAAAGGTATTGCAGGAAGACCCCTGCCCCGGTCATCCGCTGAACTGGGTCAAACGGGAGGACGGAGCGAAACTGATCGAGGCACTGAAACGGTATCTGCGAAACGCAAAGCGAAAGGCGGCGAAAGCACATGACTCTGGATAAACTGACCATGGAACAGCTGCACGGCAGTCAGCTGGAAATTGCGGAGGTCATCGGCATCGAGGCATACCGGAAGCTGGTCGCCAGCTACGGCGGCAGCAGCATCTATATCAGCAAGGCGGATTCTGTGATGAATGGTCTGAGAGATGCGGAGATCTTCCGCCGGTTTGACGGTTCCAATTATCTGGAACTGGCACACGCATTCAATCTGGCGGAGAACACCATCCGGGACATCATCTACCGCCAGAGCACCGACCGGGAAGCACACCAGATGACGTTCTTCTGAAAATCCCTCCGGCACTTTGTGCCACCTCCCTTTTCAAGGGAGGCATAGCAAAACTCATTGAAATTCCTGAAAAATCTGCCTTATTTGCAGCACCGTTCTTTTCTGTGCTATCATTACAGTAGAAGTAATGATAGCACTTTTCTTTTGGGGAGGGAGATACAGTGACACAGGAACTGATCCTGTTTATCATCACCACGGTGATCACCGTGATCCTTGGGATCATCGGCTATTTTCTGAAACGCACCATGGATCGCAATGACAAAAACGAAATGGCAGTGCAGGAGCTGCGTGACAATCTGCTGACGCTTTCGGACAAGTACGCCACCAAGGCAGAGATCCGGGAGATCAAGGCATCTATGGAAAAATTGTCGGAGAACATCGACTACATCAAGGAACACACCACCAAGAACGAGGATTTTATCCGCACCATGGCAAGGCTGGAAAGCAAGATCGACAGCTATTGCAGCAAGTAAGGAGGAACGGCATTGGAGCAGGCAGAAATGATAGAGCGAATCCGGCAGAAGGCATTTTTCAAGAATAACGGCATGGTGCTGAAAGCCGTGAATCTGCTGCGTGACAAGTTTGTTGCATTGACGGACATCCGCTATGCACTGGAACCCAGCATGACTGAGGCGGAATTCCGGGACAGTATCAACTATCTGACGGAATCCGGATATATCCGGCTTCGGCACATGGATTCCAAGGCGTGTACGACACTGGCAGATACGGCAATGGAGCAGCTGGAAGCCAAGGTATCGGCGGACGGTATCAAGATCATTGCCTGTGTCCGCAAGGACGAATGTATTGACGTGTGAGGTGCTGCATGGGACGCAGAAAGCATTCTAAGATCGACAATCTGGAACCGGCAGTCAAAGAGACTGTAGACGAGATGATCAAGACCGGTGCCTATTACCGGGAGATCGTGGACTATATCCAGTCCCACGGCGTGAGCATCTCTCTGGCAGCGGTGGGAAAATATGCGAAAAATCTCATGAGTACGCTGGACGCACTGCGGCTCAGTCAGGAGAACTTCCGGGCGATCATGGAAGAAACCGACCGCTATCCGGATCTGGACATGACAGACGGCATTCTCCGCCTGCTCTGCAATCAGATGCTGGATGCCATCAACAAGCTGCCGGAGGAACGGCTGTCGGAGATCGACTTTGACACCCTGTCCAAAAATGCCGTGGCACTCACCCGTGCAGTGGCGTACAAGAAGAACGTGGACACCAAGACACGGGATCTGCTGGAAAACGGTGCAGAGCAGTTCAAGGATCTGATCTATGAAGCCATGGCGGCAGAACGACCGGATCTCTACAAGGAAGTCAAGAAATTTATCAAATCCAAAGCCAAGGAGGGAAAGGCATGAGTATGTATGTGGTACAGGTAAAGCCCGGCACGGATCTGCAAGTGGCTGTGCTGCTGCGGAAAAACGGGCATCTGGTACGCTGTCCGCAGCGAACCATGGACATCCGGAAAAACGGCAGTTGGAACAGCATCACCGAACCTGTCTTTCCCGGCTATCTGTTTCTGGAGGAAGAAATCGACCGGCAGAAGTATGACAGCGTTGTCCGGGCAGACGGCGTGATCGGATTTCTGAAAGTGTCCGGCTGTACGCTGGGCAAGCTGCAACCCCACGAGGAAGCATACATCCGGTGGCTCTGGAACGGCGGCAAGCCCATTGCCCCGTCCCGGATCTATACCACATTGCAGGGGGACAAGATGGTCTTGTCCGGCGTGCTCCGGGAATACTGGAACAATGTGGTGCGGCTGGATCTCCGGCAGCGGCGTGCCCGTGTGCGGCTCTCCATCTGCGGACATGACTACACGGTCACACTGCCGGTAATCGGTATTTAAGAGCGTGTGTGAAACAAATCAGTATGCCTGTCGCTGCTGTGGTTGATTCGTCCCACAGGGTGCGGCATATGGTATAAAGGCAGTACTTCTTGCAGCTCTTTGTGCGGTATTGCCTGAACCCCGAACGGAACTTTTCCAAAAAGATTCCGAATGGCGAAGCATACCCTGTTTAAGAACGTTCAGAGGGCGTTTAGAATCGTTTGAAGATTTTTCTGCGAAAAACAACACCCAAAAAGAATACACGCAATATACGGGCGTACAGCGTCCGTATTTTTTTGACCATTTTTCTGAAAGGAGTGACTGCAAATGAACAGCCGAAAGAAAAAGAGCATCCACCAGCTGGCAGACGGTATCCTGCAATTTGAGGACAAGCGGAAATCCATTCCGCAAGCGGACTTTACCGATTTGCAGACGTTCCTCTCTGCCTACCTGAATACCCCGGAGCCGAAGAAGCGGAAAAAGCTGGCGGAGGAATTCCGGAAACGGCACATGGAGCTGTACGAATTCCTGCAAAGCAATCCGGAGCTAATCCGGGCAGAGACCAAGATCACCGCCACCCTACAGGCGGCGGCATCCGGAGCAGCCGAAGAAGAGGACAACGGGCAGATCACCAATCTGTTTGAGAAATTGCAGGAGGGACTGGCATGATCTATCAGACTTTTTCCCCCAAGCAGATACAAGCCATGCTCTGGTGGGCAATGCCGAAATTCCGGCAGTATGATGCTATCATCTGTGACGGCTCTGTCCGTTCCGGAAAGACCATGGCAATGAGCATCGGCTATCTGCTATGGAGTATGCGGAGCTTTGACCATGAGACATTTGCCTTTTGCGGCAAGACCATCGACAGCCTGAAACGCAATGTGGTCACGCCGATCCAGAAGTGGATGGCAGGCGTGATGCAGCCGAAGATCAACCTGTCCAAGAACTATATGGACGTGGAATGGCAGGGGCATCACAACCGCTATTATTTTTTCGGCGGCAAGGACGAGAGCAGCTATGCTCTCATTCAGGGTATCACCCTTGCCGGTGTCCTGCTGGACGAAGTGGCACTGATGCCCCGTTCTTTTGTGGATCAGGCAACGGCGAGATGCTCTGTCACCGGTTCTAAGATCTGGATGAACTGCAACCCGGACGGCAGCGAGGAACACTGGCTGTACAAGGAATGGATCGACAGCGTACACGGGAAAGCCGGCGAAAAGAACCGGCTGCACCTGCATTTCACCATGGAGGACAACCGTGCTCTCTCTGCATCTGTCCGGAAACGGTACGAGCGGATGTATTCCGGTGTGTTCTATGACCGGTATGTACTGGGCAAGTGGGTCATGGCGGACGGTCTGGTGTATCCGCAGTTTCAGAAGCTGCGGCACGTCATTCCGGACACTGTGCCGGACGTGCATTCCGGCGAGTTTTATCTCAGCTGCGACTACGGCACACTGAACCCGACCTCTGTCGGCTTATGGCACCTGTCCGGAGACGGCTATGCCACCCGAATTCGGGAGTACTATTATGATGCCCGAAAAGAGGGACATTCCCGAACGGACGAGGAACACTACGCTGCACTGGAACAGCTTGCCGGAGACATTGCCCCCTATGTGCGGTATGTGATCGTAGACCCGTCTGCCGCCAGCTTTATTGAATGTATCCGGCGGCACGGGGTATTTCGGGTGCGGAAAGCCAACAACAGCGTTCTGGACGGCATCTGTGACACGTCCACGCTGCTGCAAGCCGGACGCATTCACATCTGTGAAGGCTGTACGGATATTATCCGGGAATTCGGGCTGTACTGCTGGGACAATCAAGCCAAAGGGAAAGATGCTGTGGTCAAGACCAACGACCACGCCATGGACGATATGCGGTATTTCGTCCGGACGGCGATGCAGCGGACGCTGCGGGAATACCGGATGCCGCCGGCAGATGACAACGAGGAGGTGATGCCATGATCGATGCAACCCAGATCGCCGCAGCCATGCAGGTGCCCTGCCTGCTCAGCGGCGACATGATACAGCAGATGCAGCTGTGGGAGGAATTATATCTGAACCGTGCCGGCTGGATCCGGAACCGCATCCGTTCCTGTCACATTCCGGCGAATATCGCACAGGAGCTGAAACGGCTGACACTGACGGAATTTTCCGCCACGGTACACGATGCGGCAGAACTGGAACAGGCGGTCAGCCGTGTGCTGCCGAAGCTGCGGCGGAAAATGGACTTCGGGCTTGCCATTGGCGGCTTGCTGCTGAAACCCTATTTCACGGCACAGGGCGTTTCGGTGGACATTGTGCCGCAGAACGCCTATCTTCCGGTGAACTACACGGACGATTCCTGTGATGCGGTGGTGTGTCCGGAGGAAATTTCCATCGGCAGGGACTATTTCACCCGTCTAGAGCTGCACGTCTATTCCCGGTTGCGGCAGACACACACCATTCAGAACCGCTGCTTCCGGTCTGCCAGTCCGGGATCACTGGGCACAGAGTGCAGTCTGGATGCAGTGCCGCAGTGGGCGGATGTATTGCCGGAAAAGGTGTATGAAAACGTACAGCGTCCGCTGTTTGCCATTTTTCAGACACCGGATTCCAACAACATCGACCCCACTTCACCGCTGGGCGTTTCGGTCTTTGCCGATGCCGTGGACTTTATCCGGGATGCGGATGAGCACTGGGAACGAATCCTGTGGGAACTGGAATCGTCCGAACGTGCCATTGATGCCACCGAGGATCTGTTCCGGTACAAGGACGGCAAGCCGGTACTGCCCAAGGGCAGAGAGCGGATGTTCCGCAGCTATGAGAAAACGGACGGGCAGTCCTTTATCAATACCTTTTCTCCGGAAGTCCGGGACACTGCCTATTTCCATGCGTTCAATCAGATTTTGCGGCGGATCGAAAATGCGGTGGGGCTTTCCTACGGCACACTTTCCGAAGTATCCGATGTGGAGAAAACCGCAGAGGAAGTGCGAAGTTCCAAGCAGCGGAGCTTTTCCCGTGTAAAAGACATTCAAGAAAATCTGCGGAACGCACTGGAGCAGATGCTCTATGGGATTCAGTTCTATCAGGATTACTACTGCAGTCAGAACAGTCCACCGGTCAAGGCAACCTTTAACTTCGGGGACGGTGTGCTGGAAGATCCGGACGTGGAGTATCAGCGGCGTGTGCAGATGGTACGGGACAAGCTATTGCGTCCGGAGCTGTTTCTGGCGTGGTATTTCGACTGCTCCGAGGAAAAGGCAGCACAGATGATGCCGGAGCGACAGGATGACGGCGGTTTATTTTCCGGTGGTGAGATCTGATGCAGAATTATGAGCCGGATGTGACTCAGCTGCTGGGGCTGTATCAGCAGCTGGAAGATGATATTGTGGCAGACATGGTGCGGCGGATGCTGCGTATGGGGTTTGTGTCAGAAACCACCGCCTATCAGGCAGAGGTGCTGCAAACTGCCGGTATCCTGTATGATGACATTTTGCAGATGATCGCAGACCGGACAGATGCCAGTGTGGCACAGGTTCGGGTGATGTTTGAGGATGCCGGTGTGCAGACGGTGGAGATCGACAACGACACCCACGAAGCAGCCGGCGAAGCTCCGGCGGATATCCGGCAGGACGGCGGCATGAAGCAGGTGCTGGATGCCGGATACCGGAAAACACTGGGAACCATGCGGAATCTGGTCAGCACCACGGCGAACACCACGCAGACTGCTTTCCTGCAAGCCTGTGACCGGGCGTATATGCAGCTGTCCTCCGGAGCGTTCAGTTATCAGGATGCCATACGCATGGCGGTGCGAAATCTGGCGGACGGCGGAGCATATGTGACCTATCCCACCGGACACCGTGACCGCATTGATGTTGCAGTGCGGCGGTGTGTGCTGACGGGCGTGGGACAGACTGCGGCGGCAGTGGCAAAGAAACGTGCAGATGCAAGTACATGGAGCTGACAGCACACGGCGGAGCAAGACCGGAGCACGCCAGATGGCAGGGGCAGCTTGTCCAGATACAGGGCAAACGCACCAAGAAGGTCATTGACGGGCTGAAAGTCTTTACCCTGAAAGAGATCGGCTATGGGGACGGCAGAGGCTTTAAGGGCTGGAACTGCCGGCACAACTGGCACCCGTATTATCCGGGACTGTCCACGCCGAATTACACGCCGGAGCAGATCGCCAAGCTGGACGAGAAAAGCATCTCTTACAACGGCGAAAAGTACACGGCGTATGAGATCAGCCAGATGCAGAGAAAGGGCGAGCGGAAGGTCAGAACACTAAAGCGGCGAGCGGCAGCGTTGGAGGAAGCGGCGAAGAACACAGATGATCCGGCGTTAAAACAGGGTTTGAACG